CATAAGGACCGTAGATAGGATTACCATCGTAAGCATATCCTAAGATGGGAGAATGTGTTAGTCCAACGTCGTCTTTAAAGTCTCTAAGTTTTCTTGGAACGTAATAGTTTACGTATGGGTTGCCATTGTCCTTTGCAACCTCATAGAATCCATCATCATCTCCAACATCTCCAAATTTAGCGTACCTTTCAACTTGGTTTACAGTCCATGACTGTATCTGACTAGAGAATATAGAATCTTTACCTGGTGTTCTAGCAACAGCCGTTGTTCTACCTTGGGTATATCCCATACCCTTGTCTATCATACTAATACTTGTTATTTTACCACCAGCAATATTTGCTTTTGCTTTAGCACCTACACCATCACCAGTTATAATAACATCTGGTGTACTAAAGAAGTTCTCGCCACCATTTTTCAGAACAATCTGATCAATCTGCCCATTAGATATAAGAGGTTGTATGTATGCATCTTTTCCTATTACAATGTCAACGTTAGGAACTAACTTGTCATTTATAACAGTAGATCCATAACCAGTACCACCATTCTGTACATGAACTCTTGTAATTTTACCTCTTACAATAGGAGTTGCTGTAGCAGCAGATGTTGTAATACCTTGTCTACCATCTATTGTGACTGATATCTCTGGATCTTTGAATGTATGTGTGCCAGATCCTGAATTAGATATGTTTACAAAACTTGTTAGATCTTTTTTGGTTGATACTCTAAATGAGTTATCATCGATCTTGATAACATAGTACTCTGTATTGTTTGTTAAGTTTCCAGCAACAATAGAAGCACTATACTTGACAATCTCCCCAGAATTAAATCCATGATTATTAATATTGATTGTATCAATGTGATGATTGATAGCACTAGATGGAACAGAGAGACTTCTATTACTGACTGTACCACCATTTACAACAAGAACCTTATCGACAATCTGTCTTCTATCAGTAGTTGTAAATTTCTGAATACCACCACCATTTGAAGTGATTGGAACTGAGTTGATACCTGCAAGTGCGTTGTTTTGAGTCTCTGCTAGATGCATATTGAAGTCATCCAACTTCATTACAAAGTAACGTGCAGAATCTACTAAATTACCAGGTGTGATACCTATGCCTATAGGTGTAGTTCCACCACTAGAGTAGATTATTTCTTCACCATTCTTTAGACCATGTGGATTTGTGAATACAAACCTATCAGTGTGTGTATTGACAATACCACCAGATGATGTGCTATCAAACTCAACCTCTTGAGATTGAATCTTCATCTTTGCTTGTATATCTACATCTTTGCTGTTACCACCATTGAAAGTTACGTTAGGTATCTCTTCATAGTCAACTCCCTTGGCATCAACAAGAACTTCTGTTATTACACCCTCTACTTGTGCTGTACATATTGCAGATGTTACTCCAACAGTGTGTCCATCTTGTGTAATTGACAGTGTTGGTGGATTCACTATATCATATGATGATCCTTGATTGAGAACTTCTACAGAAAGTAAAGGACCGTGATAAACTTTGTCAGTTGATTTGTATGAATATATTTCTACACCATTAGCAAACAATCCTACACCACCTTGAACTGTTTTTGTCTTTGTATCTCCAAATTCAGATTGTTTGAATCTTCTAAGAAGTTTTTGTGCACCTAGATCGGTACCATAAACGATCTGTGGGGTCAATGTATGCGTTGATACACCTATTACATCATTAGCATCAAATACGTTGATAAACTGCCCTCTACGGACGTTATCTGCAGAATATGCTAATGAAAGAGTATTGGCATCATGTGCCTTGACAAAGTATGGAACATTATCATCTAGATTTGATAGAGTTCCTATACCAGACACATATGAATATACAACTAGATCACCATCATTTAGATTATGATTTGTTGCGTTTAGTTTAGTTGTAGTTGCTGAAACACCAACATTATCAAAAGTTCTTATCCTCTTTTGTGGATTAATATCCCAATGAGGTAAACTGTTAGATGCAATATACACCTCATCATCATTAGAGTAACTGTTTTGTACGTCAGCAGTGAACTCTAGTTGTGTTTTAATATTTCTTCTGATGAAGTATGTCTTAGTTGTATCTAATACAACGGTGCTGACTTCTATTTTCTTGTCAGATATGATACCTGTGATAGTACCTGCTGATACTATATTTTCAAGATCTATGATGTCAATAGTGTCACCAACAAACAAATCATGGGATTGGTTTAGTATAAACCTATAATTACCAGGTGCAATAACCTCTATTCCAAATAGACCATACTTAGATGCGGTATTATGGATAAAGGTTGTAAATCTAGGATCCTTTTGCTTCTTACCTAGAGTTTTTACATTGACACTACTCTCTTCTTGCTGATTTATAGCACTTCCTACAAACTTACTAAGAACACCTAATACGTTTAAATCAACTCTCTTTGTAAGATCACCATTCTCGTATGAGTATGCAGTTAGACCAGCAGTTACAGTTGATCCTATACCACAAGGTGATGTTGATGTTGAAACACCTAAAAACTGTGTATAGTTCTTATCAGTGTATGTAAATGTCCTATCTTCAAAACTTATTGTGCCACTGGTATCAAACCCTACAGTAGAGTCAACATTGAGAATAGTTCCTAATGCAGGTGTGCTCTTTGTTAGGAAGGTTTTACCTGCCTGTTCAAACTTACCAACAGTCGTACCTTTAGATAAAGCAACTTTGAAATAAGTTTTATCACCAATAATACAACGCTCTACACTGTAGATAGATCCGCTAGTCTGTATGGGTGTTGTATCTTGTATTAGACTCTGACCATTAATACTCAGTGGATCACCACCAACTATATCACATACCAATACATCATTTACAATATAATCTGCATCTGAAGGTCTTACTAAGAACTTAGCTGGTTGAATCATCTCAACTGATTCACCATACAGTGCACCAAACAATATCTTGAATGCTTCTTCTGTACCCTTTGACTTATAAAAATCTTTTGCTTGTCTAATAAAGTTAGACTGGTTCAATTCTTCGTTTAAAGGTCTTTCTGAGAAACCTGGTAAGAATTGTACCTTGAGTTTTTTGAGAAACTCTTTTAGAAATACATTACTAAGATTTGTTACCTTTGATTCTGCTTTATGTGTACCAATACCTGATGCAGTAAATGTAAGGTACTCTGGAGAGTTAGTCTTACTATTATTTTCTATACCACTAAAACCTCTTACACAACCAGTGAAAGAAGTACTACCAATACCAGAATAAGTTATTATCTCATCATTTATCTTCAGCAATCCATATTGCCTAGGCCATCCATTAGTAGAGTCAACGTATATCGTAGAAGTTGCACCATCTGCATACTGCGACGTAGACGTAAACCCAGTCAAGACCTCATTATTGAGGTAGTCAAGACTTTTATACTCAACAAGATTATCAGCGATATCGACTGCACCGCCTTGATATTCTTGTGAAATATAGTATTGTTTTAGAAATTCACCAAAGAAAGAATTTTCATCATCAATATACTGAGGTATTTGACTCTGAATTATCTCGTGGATCTTGACTTTTGTGAATGATGTTGTGATCATTTATGTATTGCCTTAGTACTATTTACCCACGTACTTTCTCGCCATTTGTGTAACTAGATTGGATGTTGAATCTAGTACCAGATGTGTTAGCACCTGAGGCGATAGAGTCCTCTCTCATAAAGAAATTACTATTAGCAACTGAGAACTGTAAATACAACTCTTTCCTTGCAAGAACATCATTTGACTCAGGCACTGCCTGTACTTCAATGATGTCATTTGGTTTGACTGTGCTAGTTATATTAGCAGTGTTTATAACAATATCACCCTTCATATAATCAACAGTTCCAAATGAACTTGATATTACTTTTGCTGTATTGTCTGCTTCGAGACTGAACAAGAATAATACACCAGTTGTTGCGTCCTTTGTACGTAAGTCGGAGAAGTAAACAGTGTCAGACACACCACTTATAGTAAACCCAGTGGACTTGATATTATAGGATTCTCCACCTATGTGGAACTGATTATCAAAACATAATTCATATTGTGCAAACTGATTGATACGTGCAAGTAGATTTCTTCTCATTCTTACCGTAGTAATATTAGAAGTGATTGTAGTGCTTACGTTGTCAATAAGTGAGAGAACCTTACTATACTTGAATCTACCACCAAACTTATTGAGTTCAGGACCAGATGCAAATGCAGTCAACGAATTCATTACATCAGTTTTCATATTTTCTGGATCACCTACAAAGTTTGCATTGTAATAGATGTAACTATCAATCTCAACATACAAGAACTTCAAGTCAACCATAGTGGGTAAGATACCTGCTACAGAATAGTTCTTCAAAGAACTGAGTATTTGCTTCTTAGTAAATTCGGATAAGAATGATCCGTTCTTAGGTTTAGCAGCAATATAAACCTGACCATACTTAGGAGGTGTAAGTTCTTCTCCACCAAAGGCACTTATAGATTCTATATTTGGATATACAGAAGGTACGATTGCCTCATAGTCACTAGCAGTAACTGCTCTATGCTGAGTAGAATATAATCTAGGAGCATAGTATCTAATGCTTTGTAAATTCTCTATATCATCACCACTTTCACTTACAAAGTTAGGAATGAGAGTTGTAGTGAAGTCACTGACAGATGCCTCATCCTGATCAATCAATGTACCAGTGAATGATAAACGAGATACTCCGTTTCCATCCTTACCATTAGTCTTGATGTATGTAACATCTACAACATTACCGTTTGCCAACTTCTTTCCAAATATACCATCACCAAATAGCACCTCATACTTCTCATCTGTTGTTTCCTGAATCAAATATATCTTAGATGTAGATGTAATACCTAAAATATTATCTACTAATGCATACTCTTCGATTGTTGTGCTTGATGCGTTCTCTCTTACATTGACACGAATAGTTGAGGTATCAATACCATCGTTAGGTAGAATGAACCTCTGATTTGGTTGTGAGTCATCGATAACAAATGAATTGGATAAGAATTGTCCTTGGAATACCTCAATCTGACCGTCTGCCACACCGTCAAGTGCAGTTCCAGTAACTTGTTCAGGTATAGAAAAGACGTAGTTTATACTATCAACATTACCATTACCAATAATACCAGGTTCAAACTTGATGGTTGTTGCTGTTGTTGGTAAATCAGTTATGTTGTAACTGCATGTTGTTCTTGCTGCCCTCCTTGATCTAGGAACGTAACCTATATTTCTTGCTAGTGATACTACATTCTCCCTCAATGTTGCACTGTCAATGAACGTTTCATTGACGACCATGTTTGTATTATATGCTGTACTGTATGAGTTGTACGCTAACAGATTGATCAATATGGATAGGTTAGATCCCTCAAAGTCCATATCAGTGAAATTAGAATTTTCTCTGACATAATCTTTGATGGATAATTTTATATCCTCAAAATTTAAGTTTGTAAATTGTTGCAGTGCCATTATAATCTTGTTGGTTCGAGTATAAAGTTGACGGTTTGTGTTGGTGACGATAAACCAACAATATCGTATTCTATGCTTATATCTAAAGCATTATCATCAGGAGTTGCTTGAACACCTATTCCTGTCAATCTAACTCTGGGTTCGTGATTAGTGATAGTTAGTTCTATCTCAGTTCTTATAGGGTCAACAAAATCTGAGGTTGAAAGTTCAAATAAAGAACTCTCAATCCTAGTACCAATCAACCTATTGAAGAATATTTCGCCTACTTGTATGCGTACCAAATTTTGCACAGCACGTTTTATCGCATCCTCATTTTTCAAGGTCAGAATGTCGTTAGTAACAGGGTGTCTTTTGAAAGATAATGAAATATCCTTAAAACCCTTTGAAAATGTTTGTGCTGGCACCAGTTTCCAGAATCTTGGTATATTTATTATTTATCGCTCAATTTAATAGTCATCTTCGTGACCAAGATACTTTACGTCCACCATATCGGGATGTGGGTAACCAACAGAATAAAATTCGTCTGCTAGTTCTTGTGTGACTTCTAGCATTTCTTCTTCATCTATTCCGTCTCTGATAATCACACCCTCAACGTAAACATTATACAGATCGTGCATTGTTGAGATTATATTCGCCATCAATTCTTATATAGAGAAAAAGGATCCCCTTACAGGATCCTTGTTTTTTCGTGACCGACTCTTGCCTTCGGGTCACACCATATTTCAAAACCTGCTTTGATTGCATCTAAACAGAAAGAAACGTCTTCACCACACATATCTTGTACTTCTCCTGATTCAAAAACTTGCATCTGAGGAGCAAACCAAGGATATTTCATTTCAGCATGTTCAAATATACCTTTCTTGATAAGTAACCAACCAAACCCTGCATAGTCAACAGTAAATGGTTTACGTCTCTTACCAATACCATCTAACATCTCATGGTTCATTACACCACCATTCTCTTTGAAATCACCTTCTTCTAACCAGTGTGCTACAGATGTAGTTTGTCCATCTTCAGTAACATACCATCCAGATGCAATCTGCTTATCCATGACAACTAGACGATAGAACTGCTCAATACCAAAAACAATATCACTATCAATCCATAACTGATAATCATAATTTAGTTTGCCATCCCAAGGTAATTGGTCAGGACCACGCAAGACATTTGCCCCTAGACACTTACATCTAGCAAAGTTCACCATGGAACTGTAATCTTGAGATATCTGTATACTTGCTCCTTGCTGCACCAACTCAAAACAGAGTGATACGAAATTCTTTAGGTATGTGTATGAAACTCCTCTACCTGGTAAACAAAAGACTACGCTTTTGCCTTTGATCATCTCTCTACCTTTTTCTATTGAGAAATCATCATTATTTGTATTTGGTGATTTAGAAACCACCTTGAATCCTTTTGCCATAACTAAGTGTCAGTCATATACATTATAACAAATTATATAGGTACTCCGCAACCCTCTTATGTCCAATTTGAGATAAGTGTCCTCTAGGTCTCCAATTTTCATCTTTACCCCAAAAACCACGTTTACTCTTTCCTAGTATTTTCTTGATACGATGTAATTTAAAATCAGTCATATCATGGTAAAATGAATCACCTTCTTTCCATCCTCTCTCTTCCACACTCCAATGTATTACTTTTATATCTTTCATCCTACAATATGAATCAACAAGTATTATATTCTTCCACATGTTCTCATTATCTAATCTAGAATTTTGAAACTCTGTATAAAATGTTTTTGATATTGGTTTAGTTACTGCCCTACCATCCTTGTATACTTGAGGTATAATACCCTCTACCATACCTGATCTGTAAAAATGCTCTCTTCTATTCTTATATGTCCATTGCACTATCAATTGGTCAACATCATGATCCTGTAGATGCATCAATGTTCTTCTGGCAATATTATCATTACTAGCAGCACATTTACCAATGTTTTCTGCTCCTAGTATTTCAGCATAAGTTTGTTCGTTTTCTTCTAACTCATCACCCCATGTGAAAGAGCAACCATTACATAACAATGACATCGTATTTGTTTTCAAATAATCTAGCATCTTCAATGTTATTTACCATTGGTTTTCCACGGACATTCAAAGATGTGTTTAGTAGGACAGGACAACCTGTACGTTCATACCATGCCTCTAGTATGGGTCTCAGGATGCTTTCCGATGTTTCTGGGACTGTTTGTACCCTAGCAGAGTTATCAACGTGTAGACAAGCAGGTATATCGTCCTGACGATTGCATTGATAAGTATAAGACATATACCTAGAATGGTCAGGCATATCAAAATAGTCATGGCAATGCTCTTCCAGAATAGCAGGTGCAAATGGTCTGAATTTTTGCCTTTGCTTGATTTCGTTGACGAGATCCTTGGTTTGAATTTGGCGTGGGTCCGCCAAAAGACTTCTATTACCCAGAGCACGAGGACCAAACTCTGCACGACCATTTGCGATCCCAACCATCTTATTTTTAAGTATGCACGATACCACTTCCTTCGGATCGACCTTACGCTTGATGTTATACCCCAAGTAGGGTGAGAATTGAACTTTGTTTCCATATGCCAATAACGCAGCTCCTAAAGCACCTCCAGCGTCGCCAGGACAAGGCATAATCCATAGATTGCACTTTTCCCTAAGTTTGGTGTTTACAACGCAGTTGAGGGCAACACCACCCCCGTAACAGATATTGTTACTATATTTCTTTGCTTTGTCGAAT